GTACAAAGAAGATTAAATCTTTGTAGTATGGGCCCAATCGGGCCCACACCCAAACCAATTCATAGGACGAGCAGTCCTATGACAGTCGAAGTACTTCTGTATGTCGACATTCAGGTCATCCGAAGATGACAACAGAAAGTCGCCTTGGCACTCAGTGAGAGTGTATTCAGGAAACATACTGATATTGTAGTGATACCAATCACTACTTTGAAAACGGTAGCCGGTTTGTGCTACTGCTTCATGAGTACTTAGAACACTAGGATATCCGTTTCGTAAGCCCATTCGTAACTTCTTTCGAAGATTACGATAGATTACGAGGCGCCGATCAGGTTCCCATAGTAGCTGCGGACATTCTTTAAAGGAATGAGCGTAGGCTACATGAGGATCTAGTCGATGTATAACGGATTCGAGGTGGTAACGAACACGACACCAATCTGGATGTTTGTAATAGACACGATTATGCATCTCTATAAGAGATGACAGATCATGCCGAGTACATTTATTCAGGTCGGTTTTTAAGCGAATAGGAGTGATATCTTTGCCATTATAGGCATCGACACCACAACTCTCGCGAAAAGCGCCGTGAACGTACGACTTGGTAGTATTGACTACCAGCCCTGCTTCACGCAGGGTTCTACAGATGTTAGTATAGTAGATCGAATGGATGGCAATATCATCGCCAAACACTCGTACTCGACTAACGGCCCGACTAATCATATCCATATGGATATGATCAGACGCTAGGATCCCATCAGCATCTAATATTGATGCGATAGATAATCCAATACAAACGAGACTCAGCACAGCAAAAGTCTTGCCATCTCCCATCGGAGACAGCATAGACATCTTGTGTTCCATACCGTTAGGTAATAGAACAGTGCTGGGTCGGGTTGAAGCCAACGCGATCCAATCGCGCCTATGGAACAAGTATCTAACTAGCTGTTTAGTAATCCTATCGCTCGCATCTTTGAGATCAATAGTAGCCCATGAACGATCGTATGATCCAACATAGGCTGCCTCTTGATTCAAAGATTGAGAAGCAGGATTCCAACAGTTAATCAGACACGTCCGTCTAATCCAGTTCTTGATAGCACCGTCAATTCCTATTTGAAGGAAGACGGCTGACGCAGGTGAAACAAACACGCCCCGAGGACCTTTCCAGGTCTTTGGAACAAGTGCTAGTTTCGCCTTGATCCTATCTTCAACATTATCATAATGAGAATGCTGATGATAGTCAAGAAAAGAACTATAGGTAGAAAACATCCAATCTCGAGGCACAAAGCCTCGAAGTTGTTTGAAGTCTTTATAGATGGCATAGTCTTTGTCCCGATTGACGAATCTTTCGGTACAAGCACCAGGGCCATGTCGGCAGAACTTAGCAACATTACTGAAGCTAAGATCCAGATCCGACGTAAGACGACGGATAACGATGCGCGCAAGGCGGAGAGTATTGCTCTTCGTGTTGACGCGATAGTTACTGTTTTCATGTTCGATAGAAAGAAAACTATCTATATAGTCATCTTTTTGTTGAGCTGTAGGTGCTCTCTTGACTTTCAATAAGTAAGAAGCGATTTGGTACATTTCCGAGAAGACGGTCACATTATCGAGATCCGGGATTTCCCCGAATACCGACTGTGACCACTCTTCGAATTTGTCCTTATACTCCTTACTATTGTACTCGGCGTAGCTACATATAGTCTTTTTAACTATATCAAGCTCGAAGATAGACGGTAAACGTCTAAGCTTATATCCGAGATCCGCACACAGGAGGCGGAGAGACAATGTATTATTATCTTGCATCATGTAATTTTATGATGAACTTCCTATGCATGAACGCGGACTAAACATATAGCTCTTCGCTATATGCCTTGAAAAGGCAAGATGTAATTAAATTACATTTCGCCGTTGTAGATGGAGGTTATCAACGCCCCATCACTTTCAAGCAGTGCACCCAAAAGGGTAGACACTGCGGTGCGGTACTCAGCTAATGTGACGTCAGACGGAATCGTAGCCTGAAACCCGACAGTAAGTCGGGTCTTAGAGATAGGATTCGAACTGGCGTCCACACGCGTGAGATCTTGATCAATTGCAAACAATGATCGTTGTTTACCAGTTCCGTTATTACGCGGAACATGAGAAACGCGAATAGTTGTCGGTGACAGTGAGCTAATATGCGTCGAAAGGCGCAGATAAGCATCACTCGCCGAAGCAACTCTCGGAAACGAGCGTGCAGTGCCTGGGAGCTGTGTAGCTCCTACAGTACTCATTGATAGATCTTTGACCGATAGTGTATCGTTCATGACATTGGATATCTTAACGTACTAGTATCCTACTAGAGGAGGCCAAAAGCTAACAGGATGGTCAAAAATGAATTCTTTAAATTCATTCGGCCAAGAATGTTAACTGAATCGAGGACCTTTGGAGTAGCCCTTGGAATACGGATATATTCACAGTATTCCTTTGTGTGAAGCCCTTTTTCATATCTACACGATAAAGCTTGATCGAAGGTAAGGGACGTACTGATAGGTACGTCTCCTTTCGATACAGCTTCGGATATATATGAATACGAGCATTTAGATACATATTGACGTTTAGTAGTGGACCAGTAAACAGCCGAAATATCGGAACTGTTACGCATCCACCACGAATCAATACATTTATCTACGGATACAAACCAATCTATCACAAAAGACCAGGGAAGTAATTCCCAGGCCGATCCGAGTGGATTAACGGAAATGTAACGATCAATGAAACTAGACATTCCGGCAAGATTGCCGTATTTGCCATAGTCTCGCTGAAACGTTGCGGAACCGCCAAACACTCGAGTCAACTCTCGTGATAGGGTTATAGCCTGCGGGCCATGTAATGGATCTTGGTATGACTGAGTAGTATCTTGATGAAAAACATCGCGAACTGCAGCAGTCACACTAGTCCTACATGTACCGCCTTTTATCATCTCCTTAGTAATCTTTGAGATATCAGAGATGGTAGGCAATACTCCGAATTGATAGCCAAGTCCTGATTCCCGAAGGAATTTAAGGTTCTTGACTATTCTTTTCTTTGTATTGATACCCTTAGATATATCAATGACTCCTTTAAGGAGTTTAGGGATGTCCTTCTTGAGATGTGCGATCTGCTTGATGAGTCCCGGGAATTCCCGAGATTCAAAAGCAGAAACGAACAGATCCAACTGCGAAAACTTTTGTAAAAGTTTCGAAGGGATTTCACCAAGACGGTCATTCGTTGGTTCACCTGCCATACCAGACTGAACTCCATAAGGAGTAAAGTCGACGGACGGGAGGTGTTGATAAGCCAACAAAACAGGCTGACTAGACGTAGCCCAGGAAGAAGCGAAATAACGCTTGAATCCGGAGTTATATCCCAGCCTGGCCCAATCTGCAGCCTTACTAGCGACATGTAAAACAGTCGGGTAAGGTTCGATTTTTCTTCGAACATGAGTGCATGGATTGATTTTCTTCAAACCATGCGGTTCATCGATCATCATCTGGAATTGACCCGAAACCGCATTATCTATATATGATGCTCCTTTGAGCCTCATAATAGGATAAACGACTTGAGGGCCAAAAGCTCCAGTTACTGTGGTCCCAAGATCGGCATATAATTGCCGAGGTTGAGACGCATTAATAACGGAGACATTTCCGGATGATCGAGTTCTCATATTGCAGATAATGCCCATGGCTACATG